TGAGGACTACGTCCGGCAAGGCGGTGTCGGCGATCCGGTGGATGAGATACATTCCGTATGGTCTGCTTGTGTTGTCAGCCCTCGCAGCGTCAACGCAGGACACATAGAGCAGTGGCTTGAGGTCGAGCTTGCCGATGACGGAGTTGTCCTTGCCGTCGAGGGTTTTCTTGATGCTGCCGACCTTGAACACACCAGCTGTGATGTGTCTGCCGACCCAGTCCATGACCAGTTCCTGGTCGGTCATCATCCCCGACGGGGTGGTGTTCTTCCTCTTGAAGAAGGCGTTGATGTCCATGTCCTTGTCCGCATTGCTCCAGCCGGTCCCCACTTCTGAGGCATCTGCCGTGAGCAGGGCTGAGGTCATCGGGAATGTCCATCCCTTGACCTTCATCGCCTGGATGTACCAGTCCGTCCTCGTCGCCTTGTCATTGAGGGCGGTCTCATCGTCATCGACCATCCGGGCGAACAGGTTCCCGTCATCTCCCCGCAGGTCGTACTCGCGGACATAGTGGACATAGCTGTCGTAATCCGACGAGAGCGACTCATCATCCAGCGGGTCCTCGATCAAGTCCTCAATCTCCTTTATCTCGCAGTTGACGGTCACCTGATTGTACACCATGCCGATGTCAAGCTGGGTGTCCGTGTCTGCGACATTGTCGCCAGAGATGGTCACGTCTGCGAATGTACCCGCCACCGCCTGCCCGCTGAGCAGGTCGAGCCATGTGATGGCTGAGCCAGCCTTGACGGATGCCCAGTCGAAAATGCGGAATGTGAATCCCTCCTGCACGATGTGGAGGTTGAGATAGCGCATCATCTCCTCCACGGTCTCCTGGAGTGTCCACACATCTTCCTCGTCATCACCGAGCATCAGAAGCTCAGAGATGCTGATGTCGCTGAATACGGTGTCACGGTGGGCGGTGGTCTCGTCCACAGCCTTGCTTCGGTCGTAGAGGCACCGGATCGTCCCTGTGCCAATCACAAGGTTCTCCGTCACCTTGGCGAGCGCACCGGTGAGGATGCCCATGAAGGTTTTCCTCGTGGCTGCCTCATGGAGCTGGTCATAGTCAACGCCAGCTTCCCCAACTCCTCCGTAGTTGAGATACTGAAGGGCTGAGATGGCATCCACGCAGTTCACCTCGATGTCGTCATACAGCTCGTTGTAGCCCTGTGAGTAGGTCAGCGGCTCGACATATCCTGCGAACACACACACGCCATCCTTCAGCACATTCACCGCCGTGTCGAGGCAGTTGGGCTGATACAGCTCCGGAATGTAGTCCCTCGACTGGAGGCGGATGGTGCAGGACGAGCGCAGGAGGTGGTCGAAGGTGTCGTTCACCTCGCTGGAAATCTCCACGGGGTCGTCCGTAAAAAAGACGGAGCCCCCATCCTCACCGATGACCAGCTCCCGGCTGTCGTCACCGCGGGTGAGGATGCGGACTTCTACCTCTGCGCCCTGTTGATTGATGAATTTTCCGTGCAGAAACATGTTATCCTGATTTTGGCTTAAAGTTAAGAAAAATCATCTTAAAAAACAAATTATAATGGAATTATATTCTGATATTCGTCCGTTTTCCTGAACGGCTTGAAATGGTGGTCTCGTTGCTCAGCACACCGACCAGCTTACGCCCGTCAATCTCGAATCTGACAGCCTGCGGTTGCTGGGGTTGCACGGCGAGTGGATTGATGAACGCCCTCGGCATCCTCACCCGCTGTCCGTCAATGCCGGAGTTGAGCAGGCGGAACAGGTTCGCCTGCTGGCGGGTGTTGAGAATCATCTCACCGGAGTTCACACGGGCAAGCAGGCGGTCTCCCTGCTTCTGCGTTCCTCCCACGATACCACCCTCTGCGAAAGCACCAGCCATCGCAAGGCCAGCCATCACGGCTGCGAGTGCCGCAGGTATGGCGAACAGCAGACCAGGCCACCCTGCCTTGGTGCCCTCCTTGGTGGCATTGGTGACAGCCTCACCCGCATTGGCGGCTGCCTTGACCTCCGACGCCGCCGTGTCTGTAGCGGTCGCCATCGTCTGCGCTTGCGTAGCCTGCGTCTGCGCTTCGGTAGTCGTGGTGCTCACCTTGGTGGACTCGGTGAAGCGGTCAATCAGACCTATGATGCCGTCGATGCCCTGAGCCGCGGACAGGAACGAGTCCATGACGAGCTTGATGGTCTCCCATGCGCTGAGATTGCCGCTCAGACCATCGGTGAGCTGCTCTACGGCATCGCCGACTCCCTTGACGCTGCTCCACATGCTGCCGATGTCCTGAAGCGTAGCCTTGGCATCCTCGGCGTCGAGCTTGACCTCTATCGGGTCGAGACCCTCAATCTGGAGCTGGGTGTTGAAGGCATCAATCAGCTCCTGAGCCTTATCCCTGCCGATAATCCCAGCATCAAACCATCCCTGCACCTGAGAGATGCCGGTCTGGGCATTGCTGAGGACGGATTCCTTGTGCTGGATGGTGCTCCACTGCTCAGTTGTGAAATAAGTTCTTGGCTCTACACGGAACGAGGTGACCTTGCTCGCATCATTTATGGCTTCCTGGGCTTTTTTCTCAAAATCCTTTTTGTTGATGTCAAAACTGCCGGCAAAATCAATATTAACCGCATTATCGGGCAATTCAAAGACAAACTGCCTGTCCTTTACCCAATTCTTTCTGAAATCAATATCCTCGTTAAGCTCATTGAGTTTCGCTTCAAGATCGCTTCTCTCATACTCGGTAAGGTCTGGTCTGCTCAATTTTTGCGCAATCTCATCGCGCTGAGCTTCCAGCTTCTGCAATTCCGTGAGTTCTTTCTTGACGATTTCTTTCGCCTTCTTAGCCTCGACACGAGTTGCGTTTTTGCCGGAGGTCTTAGACGCGCCGGACTTCGCTGATGCATTAGACGGGGTGCCCTTCGACGATACAATCTCGCCGTTGAAATAGTTGATGCCATTGGCACGAGCCATCTGCTCTGCCTGCTCCTCGGCTTTCATCCACGAATCCATCAGTTTATTAAGGGTCTCGTTGAACAGGGATGTCCTCTCATTTTCAAGCTTGATTCTCTCGCTGATGATATAATTACGCGCGAAGCTGAGGCCTTGTGCGTTAAGCCGGGCGGTATTGTCTGAGCCATTGAAGTCGGTAAACATATCAGGGGTTATCCCCGCTTTTTTAAGCCAGCCCTCATCGTCTCCGTATGCAATGATACGACCGCTCAACGTTCGGTTCACCTTAAAACGGGAGCCTTCACTTACACTCGGCAACGTGGATGGTGCTTTTGCCTGCTCGATTGCCCACTGGCTGGTATATTCCTCCATTGCCTTCTGCATTCCCTTAGCCACCGAAATCTGCATGAGGGCTGCGCGCATCTGTGGTGCCTTCTTGACAAACACATCCATAGCGTCAGCTGCGGTCTTGATGTTCAGTCCAAGCGAATCGAAACCGTCCACATTCATCTGCAGGAAGCGTGTGATTTCCATGTCGCTCTTGCAGGCGAGGTACTTCATCCTCAGCGTCTCATACTTGCCGATAAGCTCACCGGCGGACTTCCCGGTCTCCTCCTGCGCCTCCATCTGCCTTCCGAGGGCGGTGTTGAGGTCGTTGCTGCCATCTTCCAGCTTGCCGAGCTCGGTGGTCGCCTCCTCCGTCTCACCACGGAATATGGCGAACAACCCAATCAGCGTGGTGATGGCTGTGATGACGAGACCGATTGGATTAGCCTTCAGCACCACATTGAGCGCCTTGGTGGCGAGGGTCGCGCCCTTGGTCGCAGTGGTCTCACCGACCACAGCTGTGGCGTGGTCACGGGCGAGCTTGGCGGCGAGTCGCTTCTGCAGGTTCGCCACACCCATGACGAGGGTGGAGTTCTTGTTGAGGGTGTTAGCCACCTGCTGCACACCGTTGGCGAGAGCCATGGCTCCCTGCACCTTCCTCATCGTCTCCTCGAACTCCTTGTTCTCATCCCCGAAAAGCGCGAGCGCACCCTGGGCGAGGGACACGGCACCTGCCACGCCCTCGAACAGACCGACTGCGGTGGAGATGCCCTTGATGTCATCGGCGAAGTAGCGGACGGATGCAGCGGCGTCATCCATGGCATCCCTCATGCCACCCGCCTGCTCTGCCATGCGGATGAACTCGTCAGTGCCAGACAAGCCCTTGAACTCCATCTCTCCGAGAATCTTCTGCATCTCACGGAGCTGGCTCTTCAGCGGCTTGCTTGACTCGGCGATCTTGTCGAAGGCATCCGTGTACTTCGACATGTCCCGAAGCCCGGATGAGAACTCACCGGCATCACCGGATGCCTTGTCAAGGGCTTTGCTGAGGTCGCCGACACTCTTGACGGCTGAGGTCACCGATTCCTGACCCTCAACGCCGACCTTGACCCCTATCTTAATGTCATGTTTTGCCATGTCTCTGTTGTTTAATCTGACCGGACTGCTCCAGCCGTGTGATCAATTCATTGTATTGCCTCATTGACTCCTCTCTCCCTGGGTCTTCCGTCACCGGCTTCTTCTCACCACCATCCCACGGCAAGCGGAGAAGCGTCTTGGGAGTGACCCTCTTACGCACATGCGGCTGGACGCAGATGGATGCATGCACCCTCATCCGCTCCCAGCCGTCATGATACTCCTGTTCCCTGACTTCACGGAAAGCCTTGGCGACGGCGTCGAACTCGTCGATGCTCATCTGCCTGAACTCATCCGTGCCTAAGCCTATCACACCCACGGCGTAGCCGTAGATGTCGTGTATGTCTATTTCTTCTCCGTCATTTTTTTTTGACTCCCTCCCATATACTCAGCCAGCTTCTTCTGGAAATCGGCGAGCGTGTCAAATCCAATGGCGTCGGAGAACTCGGTCAGCGTGAGGTTAAATTCCCTCTTCTCCCTCCGGCAGGTGCTGCGCACCGCACACCACATCAGGGTGATGTTGTCGGAGATGTCCGAGATGTCAGCCTTCGACAGGTCGTAGCCCGTCTGCTGTTTGAAATCGAGAAATGCACCCATGGTCATTCCGCATGGGTACATCTCTCCATTGATCTGTATGTCGAAGCTCTTCATACGCGTAGGTGTTTATTGCTGTTAGCCTCCAGCAGTAGTTTTGCCTGGATAGATGGTAGGCTCTCCGTCGTTCTCAAGCGAGATGCTGTAGGTGGCGTCATCCTGAGCTGGGGATGTCTCCTCGATGCTTGCGATGATGAAACTTCCCTGAACGTAAGGGGTGCTGTCGCTGCCACGCTTGAAAGCCTTGACGGTGACGGAGGTTCCCTGACCCCAGTGTGGGCCGAGCTCCTCGAATCCGTTCTCAGCCTCGCCCGTGTAGCGCAAGCCTTCAGCGGAAATGCTGATACTCAAGCCGGTCACGCCCTTGCCTTTCCAGAGTCCGCTTGAGGCGGCTTCGCTGGCTGGCGGCTTGACGGCTCTCTCCTTGGTCTCAGAATTGAAAGTCAGCGTGTGGCTGGTGCAGTGACCTATAGCCTTTTCCCCCACCATGAGCAGGAGGTTGCTGCCATTGATGTAATCCGTGTTTGCCATGGTCTTTTATATTTTCAGATTGAAACTTAATTCCTGGACAAAATTGCCCTCATCATCAGCGTAGTCCTGGGCGTCGATGAGCAGTGACGAGCGGAGGGTCAGACCATCCACGGTCACAAGGTCGAACTTTCCGTCAAGCGCAGTGCGCACAGCCTCAGCGAGCTCTATGCTCTCAGCGTAGCCGCTGGCGTAGCAGGCTACGACGATTCGCACGGTGTCGCTCCCTATGCCATGCCCCTTGACAGGCATCTGGTCCATCCGCTCACGGTGGTAGCAGACATACGGCATCCGCACATCCTCATCCTCCTGCACGATGACTGGGAAGACACGGGTGGCGATGGACATCACCGCCTCGCTCTTGGAGAGCAGGTCATAGACAATCAGTCCTGCGCTTAATGATGTTGACATATCCCGTTAATTGATGTTTGACAAAAAATTCTCCGCACTCTGCACTACCAGCCTCTCAGCAAGCTGGACGATGGATGCCTCCGTCGCAGGCAGCACGTTCAGCGGGTGGCTGATACGCCCCGTTGACTGCTTCGTCCATCCACGCATCTTCCGGTCGGTCGTCCCAGCCTCCTGGAAATGGAGCACTGGGAGCTTCCTTCCAGTCTTGCCGAAGAACCTGTTGCGGTGCATTCCCTTCTCGCCCTCGCCGTTCCTGCCCGCAGGTCTTCCAGCTGTGGTCAGCATGAAGCCGCCGCCGCCGGAATACAGGTGGACGCGGAGTGAGGACTCCCAGTCGCTTCGGTCACCTTTCACGTCAACCCCTGAGCTCCTGAGCTTGCCGAGAGCTATCTGCCTCGCCTGCTCGCTGACGGACGGGAAGTCCGACCGCACCGACTGGCGGATGCCTGCCGGATTGAGCTGACGGGTGAGGGCTTCCATGCCCTCCTCGAACTGTCGGTATGCTTGCTGGTTACTCATTTACTTTGTCACATACGATGGTGAGGTACCCCCGGTCGTAATTGGGTATGATGTGGGTTACGGTGTAGAGGTTGCCGCCAAGCTGCTCGACCCTCCAGTTCTCATGCACCTCGTGGGCATCACGGATGTTCCACTCGACGGAGTAGTCGGGCGAGAGCTCGCCGTCCTGCAGCTTCCGTCTGCCGGACATCCGCACCCGCTCGGCGTGGACCACTGCGGTCTCCGTCCAGGTGCTCCTCTTGCCTCCGAACTTGTCAGTGACATATCCGGGGCGCAGGATGCGCAGCTTATGCTTAAGACTCCCCGCTCTCATAGGTCAGCTTGGTGTATGGCTTGATGAGTGCGAGGACAGTCTCAGGAACCGGGGACATCTGGCCGATGCTCACGCTCTCACGCTGGTTGTACCAGTGCCCGCCTGTGAGGAGGATGGCCTGGACAACCGGGAGAGGGAGCTCGCCGCCACCCATCTCCTCCAGCTCTTCCATCGTACGGTGGGTGGCATTGGCGATGTGCGCCTCCGCTGTGTCGAGCAGGTGCTGGAGATAGGAGTCGTCGCCGGCGAAGTCGTCGGCCCGGCAGTGTGTCTTGAAAAGTGAGAGGTCAATGCTTGACATGGCGATTGGGTGTTAGGTTGGAACCGGGCAGGACTGACCTTGCCCGGTTCCGGGCGGAGTGAGGGAGAAGAGTTTAGCTGGCTGCCTTGGTGAGGACTGCAAACGCCTCCTTGCGGAGAACAGTGATTGCGTAGTCGAGGTTCAGCACGAAGTCGATTGCGTTCTTGCGGCTGAGGGTGTAAGGGTCGATGATGAAGATCATGTCGCCGAACAAACCCTGAGGAGCGTACTTGAACGCGCCGAAGTAAACGGTGTTGTCTGGAACGTGATTGGTGCTGAAAACAGGGACACCGTTCACGCGGCCGTTCTGGATGACTGCCTCGTTGGCGCCCTCCCACTTAGGAGTGCCTTCGAGCAGTGCCTTTGTGGTCTCGTTCATCACATAGCAGATACCATCTGCCTGCACGTTCTCTGCGAGAACCACTGCCTTGAGGCGGAGGAGGTCGGAGAGAGTCGGAGCTGCCTGAGTCTTGGCGAAGGTGATGTTGTGACCGTTCTTCATCTCAGTGGTCACGAACGGACCGAAGAGGTTGGTGGCACCTGTCACCTTTGTCTGGCTGAACATGATCTTGTTCATGAGCTCAGCAACGGCTGCAGGCATGTACTGCGTAGCGACAACCTGGATGAGGTCGTCGGTCTCGAGGATGGCCTCACGGGTCACAGGCACTGCGATGCCGATGCGCTCAGGCTTGGCGATGAGCTTGGAAAGAGGAATCTTGGTGTCGCCGAGGGCGGCTGCCTCGTCGTTGATGGTGGCGGAGAAGGTCTCCACTACCGGCCACTGGTGGTTGCCCTTAAGACCGGTGAGCAGCGGTGCGCCGATGGCACTGAGGATGTTCTTCTTCCACAGCGGCTCAACGATGTCATGGATGGTCAGCGGAGCCGGATTGGTAGAGGTGGCAGGGTTGGCATAGCCGGATGCGTTGCCTCCCCATCCTGCAGCTACCGCACGGGAGATACGGAGTTCGAAACGCTGTCCGTTCTTGATGTGCTCACGGATCTGCTGGGTGGCGGATGCCACGTCAGACTGACGGGCTACCTCAACTGTAGGGGTGTTGGCTTTGAGCTTCATGTCAAGGATCTCGAACTCTCTCTTGAGGTTCTTGCTTTCCATGGTCTCAGCCTCGGTGAGTCCTTCACGCTCCTTGTCGGCGGAAAGGTTGTCTGCAATCTCATTCAGACGAGCCTTGATGGCGCTCATGCGCTCACAGGCTTCACGGTAATTGAATTTTTCCATAAAAACAATCTCTTTACCTTAGGTTAGACTTATTTTAATTATCGCGTTTTTCAGAATATTCCACTTATAACGGACGACGGATGATGTCATACAGGCTTCTCAGCGCCTCACGGCGATTCTCAGAGCCGTTCTCGTCCTTGGCGGTCTCCTCTCCGTTCTCTGCCCCGTTCTCGTCCTGTGCGTCCTCTGAGGCGTCCTCACGGCTTTCTTCCGTTTCTGCGTCTTCCTCAGATGCGCTTCCTGAATCTTCCGCGGTCTCCTCCTCAGTCTCATCCTCATCGGTGGAGGATTCCCTTCTGGGAAGCCCGCAGTCCTCGGCCTCACGGCGGGTGACGCTGGTCTGCTCATAGGCGGGGTCTGGAGTGACGGTGAAGTCATAGACCCTCTCGATGCGCAGCACATGGCGCAGCAGGCAGTCATTGCCATCCTCGTTGGTGATGTACTCGTACTTGACGGCTCCCGCATCCTCCCTCTCGTCAGTGGAGTAGATGAAGGAGCATCCGTTGATGTCGCCACGGGCAATCAGCTCAAGAGCCTTGTCGCCGTCCGCAGTCCTCGGCATCTCTGCCCAGAAGCGGACTCCTTCCTCGTCCACCTCGTAGTGGAGGGTTCCCCTGCCTTGGTTGCTACGGGCAAGGATGAGCTGGCGGTCGTGGAACATGGTGAGCTTGATGTCCTGGCGGTCGAGCATCTCCTTGGTGACGCTGCCAGGCTCAAGAACCTCATAATAGAGCTCCGTCCAGTCACACAGCAGGCGGGAGCGGACACCGAACAGCAATGCGTTGCCCTCGATAGTCCTGCTCTCACCTCCCCCTTCAGCCTCCCTGATGCGGAGACCTCCGATGTAAGCTATGTTGCGTTTTTTCATGGTAAATATGTGTGTTATCCTTCTGAATCCTGTTCTTGTGCATTCCTCAGCTTCTCGCTCCCGATCTCCGCAAGGTTGGTCGAGAGGTAAACGAGGTCTCCTCCTTCGACCGGCGGCTGGTTCTCCATTCTCCTCACGTCATTGACCGTAAGCGTTCCGTTCTGGATCATCTTGGCCTCGTAGTCGGCCATGGCCGACAGGTCCATGGCGTAGATGGCTTTGCGGTCAAACTTGAAAATCCGCTTGCAGCACATCGACTGGGACACCAGCTTACGCTGGAACTCTCCCTCGATGGCTGTGAGGATGCGGTCGAGTGTCTGCGTGAGGTAGGCGGTGTCCGCCTGCTCAGGCATCTTGTAGTTGCTCCCGGTCATGTCGAAGAGGTACATCGGAGGAACACCCGTCAGCCTCGCAATCTCGTTGACGGCGAACTTGCGGCTGTCAAGGAACTGCAGGTCTGCCGACGTGCTGCTCACGGGGATGTAGCTGACATCACCCGGCAGGGCTACCACCCTCTCGCCGGATTGGAACCGCTGGTCAACATCGCTGGCGAGGTTGGTCATCTCCGGCACGGAATACTCGCCCATGCCACGCTGAAGCGTCTGCGCATTGGTGAGCACACCACGGATGATGCCTCCCTTGTCAAATCTCTCAAGGGTCTCACGGTCACCAGTGGCGATAATGCTCAACGCCCTCGCCCCGATCTGCCAGAGGGGCGTTCCCTTACGACCGTCGGTGGAGTTGAAAACGATGTGAAGAATCTGGCTCTCGTTAAATTCGCCGCTGACCCCATTGAACGCATCGTTCACATAGTACTTGCCGTTCATCTCATCATAGGCGCAGCTGTGGCGGGAGAGGAGGACAAGCTCGGAGAGCTCCCCATCGATGAAGCGTGGGTAGATATACGCGTCGCCGTCATGGAAGCCACGCCACACGAGCTGGTACTTGAAGTCGAACGCGCTCATGCGCATCATGGGCTGGACGGTGAGCAGGTAGTGGAGAGGGGAGGATTCGAAATCGACGTATATCCCGCCCTGCCTCTTGCAGAAGCGGAACGGAAGCCTTGCCACGCTGCCGGAGAGCACGTCAAGGGCACGCTTGTAGGCGGTCACCTCAAGCGCGCTGTCGCCTGTCACAGGTACGGGTGCACCTGAGCCGAACGTGACTGCACCACGGTATCCGGCGGTCACATTCAGATTTCCCTCCCTGCTCTTCTTACGGTTACGGAATATGTTGGAAAAAATCCCCATATTGCCTCAATGGTATTAGAGTGTTATCCTTTGTATTGGCAAATATAGGGAATAATATTCTATAATCCAAATATTTATAAGGAAATTTTCAATAAAAAATCAATATTCGTAGGAATTGAGCTGACCGATGGTCATCAGCATCGTTATTACGCCGTCAATCTTCCTTGTTGCGGTGATTTTCACGGGTTTCTTGTTTTCAAGCCTGTCCTCGTCAATCACGCAGTTGGAAAGGCAGAAGGTGTTGATGGGATTGTCGTTGAGCACGATTTTAGGAGGGTCGCTCCACGCCATGAGCTCGAAGCTCTCCACAGGGAGGTTGAATGAGCCGTATGTCTGCTTGTATGGCATCAGCTGGTTCCTCGCACCTCCTGCAATGAGAGTGTTGACCAGCTCCTGGCTCTTATATGCGTCGTAACCGATTCGGACGATGCTGGTGAACCGGCTCCGGCGGATGATGTCGTCGGCAATCTTCCGGGTGTCTATCTTGTCCCCCTGGCAATAGGACAGGTACCCATCATCATGCCACCTGGCATACAGTTCCCGGTT